CTGTTATAAGTAGCTTTTTTGTTATGAAAGGAATACAAAATTACGCAACTAAAGTATTTTATAGCGAAAAACACGCAATTGATTTTAAAAATAGATTAGGAGAAAATTGCAAACAAACTATAAAAAAAGATGCTTTAGGAAGATTTAAAGTAAGATTTTTAATTGATAAAACAACAACGAATTATGAAATATATAATAGATATAGATAAATTGTCTGAAATAACAGGTAAATCACAAAAAGAAATAGCAAAAGATTTAAACATTTCACAGGCAAGTTTAAGTCTTATGAAAACAACTCCAACTAAAAAATGGGGATTTATAAAAAACTACATAGAAAATTATCAAAAAAATGTAGATATTTTAAGTATAATAAAAGAAGTAAAGTAATGATAACTCCAAATAGTTTGCAGGTAAAATATCATTTTAAAAATGCAAAGATTGTAAAGTCATTGAGTTGGCACATCAATTTTGAGATTGAGAATTTTGATAATATTTATTTTTCTCAAGGGGCATATTGGTATATGAAAGAAGATGGAACTTCTGAATTGATTTGGGATGACCATTATGGGTACGCAAGAATTATCGAAACAAAATAACCTTAAAAAACAAATAGAAAAATGAGTGTAGTAAACATTCGTCCGGTACAAAGCGGACAAAGTAAAATAGTATTGGGATTTGCTGGTCAATCCGGAGATGGTAAAACATATACCGCGTTGTTAGTGGCAAGAGGTTTAGTTGACAAGCCGGAAGAAATAGGATTTTTAGATACTGAGAACAAAAGAGGTTCTTTATACGCTGACATCCTTGACGGAAAGTTTTTGATTGGAGATTTATACCCTCCGTTTTCTCCAACAAGATATGCACAAGCAATAAAACAGTTTCAAGATGCCGGAGTAAAAGTTTTGGTAATTGATTCGGTTACGCACGAATGGGAGGGAGATGGAGGTTGTGATGATATTGCAAATGCTCCAAAAGCTGATGGTTCTCCTAGAAAAGTAGCCAATTGGATTGAGGCTAAAAGAGAACACAAAAAATTTATGAACGTGCTTTTACAGTCAAATATGAATATCATTTGTTGCATCCGAGCAAGAGAAAAAGTGAAAGTAGAAATGATTAATGGTAAAAGTGAATTTACTTCTCAGGGGCTTCAACCGGTATGTGAAAAAAACTTTATGTTTGAGCTTACCGCGTCCGTTCTTATGGCGAATGAGGGTAAAAACCAAAAGCATTTAAAAGTACCATCATTTTTGAAAGATGCCTTTGGAGACGGTAACACTTATTTAGGTGTTGAAACCGGAAAGAAAATTAGAAAGTGGCTTGATGGTGGGGAAAAAGTTGATGCTGAAATTGAACGATACAAGTCAGAGGCTTTATTAGTTTGTGAACAAGGAGCTGATGAATTGACAAAACTTTGGAAATCTATTCCAAAAGAACTACGCGACAAAAAAGAATTGATTGACCATTTCGCTGTTTGTGGAGAAAGTGCAAAAGCCTATGACAAGGCAAAAGCCGAAGCCGACAATGATGGTTCTTCCGAATCAATTTACAACGAATTGGTAACTACTTTTGAATTGATTAAAGAATCTATTCCATCCGATCAATTTGATGGCATAAAAAGAGTAATCGACCAAAAGGAAACTTCTGCCTACGAGAAAACATTGTCTTACCTTAAAGGACTATAATTTATGATAAGCAATGTAAACCGTATAGGTAGATTTACCTCAAGTAAAATTCACGTTTTGTTAGGAACTGGAAGTCGTCCAATGACAGAAGAAGAATTAAAAAATCATAAATTAGAAAACCCAAAAAGTCAAAAAAAGAATATTGACGATGGTTTTTCTGCAGGTGCTTTGACATACATAAAGCAAAGACGTGCCGAGCGTTCATTGGGGCGTTCTATCGATACTAACTTCTACAATCAAGCGATGAGTTGGGGGAAATTCTGTGAGGCTTATTTGTATTGGAAAGAGGGGTTGTTAGGATTTGAGTATTCTTTGACTTCTCAAGAAAGTATGTTGCATCCGGAATATCCTTTTTGGGCCGGAAGTCCTGATCTAAAAAAGAAAGACTGTGGTTCAGAAATTAAATGCTACTATCCGGAGAACTTCTACAATTATTCAAGTGTTTTAATTTTAGAGGATTTGGAGAAGTTAAAAAAGGATTTTAAAGAAGAATATTGGCAGATAGTATCAAATGCTTGTATTATGGGATTTGATAAAGGAGAGGCTATTGCTTTTATGCCAACGGAATCGCAATTAATTGAAATGAGAAGATTGATTGAGGACACCGACTTCATTGAGAAAAACATGAACGATGACCAATGGAAATATCGTTTTATTTACGAAAAACCTATTGAGGAGTTGCCTTATATTCCTGATGGAATTGAATACCCAAATTTAGTTAAATTTGAATTTGAAATCCCAAAAGAGGATAAAGAACTTTTAACCAAAAGAGTTATTGAGGCAGAGGAATATTTAATATCAGGAAAATTAATTTAAAACAAAAATTATGCAAAGAATAGAAATAATCGGTCACATAGGACAAGATGCAGAAGTAAAAGATTTTGGAGAAAACCAAGTAATCAATTTCTCGGTAGCAGTATCAGAAAGTTATATAAATAGGCAAGGAGAAAAAGTTTCAAATACTTCTTGGTACGAATGTGCAAAGTGGGGAAACAACATAGCGGTTGCACAATATCTTAAAAAAGGAACGCAAGTTTTTGTTTCAGGAAAACCTCAATCAAGAGCTTGGCAAAAAGATGATGGAACTCTTGTTTCAAATTTAGGAATCAATGTTTTGAATATTCAATTACTTGGTTCTAAAAACGAAAATCAATCACAATCGCAATCTCAGCCTCAAGCAACAAGTCAACCTCAAGCACAAGCAACGGCAACAAACTTCAACGAGGAGGAACACGATGACCTGCCATTCTGATAATGAACAAACTAACAGAATCTCAAAAGAAACAGATTCTTGATTTGTATTTCAATTCATCCGACAACAGTTTGACTTTAATATCAGAAGTTGTCGGATGTAAATACGACCAAGCAAGTGCATATATTGATTATTTTTTATCAGAAAGAAAAGATGATGTAATCAAATTCAAAAGCACAATAAAAATTTTCCACAGCAAAATAAACAAGTAAAATGGAAAACGTCAAAACAATAACATTAAACATTAATTGTGGTATTGAAAATGAATCAGACCAAACAATTGCCGAAACATTCAAATTATTGATTTCAACGCTAAAAGGCGAAACCGTTTTGGTTAATGACTTGAAAGTTCTTGATTTTTCCTCAAGAATTAACCTTAAAGAAATCAAAAAAAATACCTCAACAGAAATAGACTTTGATAGGCTTATAGCTTACTTCAATAAAGTATTCAAAAAACAAGCTCGAATTATTTCAGAACAAGCAAAAATAAAGTTCCGGAAACGATTAAAAGAGGGGTACACAAAAGATGATATTCAAAAAGTAATTGACAACTGTTCAAACGACAATCATCACAAGGACAACGATTACAAATATGTTACCTTTGACTTTTTATCAAGACCAGAGATATTTGAGCGTTATGCTGCAATGGAACACAAGAAACCAATTTCAAATAAAGGACACAATAACCATTAATATTTATGAACATAGATGGATTTAAAATTCTTGAGCGCAATGATGTTGTGCAAAGTATAATTGACTATCGAGAAAAAGGTGCTTTGCGTGGTGTATTTTTGGGCTTTCCTATACTTCACGAATATTATACAATGAGTTTGCCAGGAGTTACAGATTGGACAGGATATGCTCAAAGTGGAAAAACAGAGGTGTTATTAGAACTTCTTTTAAACACATCGTCTTATTATGGTTGGAAACATTTGCTTTATGTTCCGGATGTTGGAACAAAAGATGAAATTATTGGTATTCTTATTCATAAAATTACTGGTAAAACATTTGATAAAAGATACCATAACTCAAATTATATTACAGAAGCAGAAACTTTAAAAGAGCTTGATTGGGTTTTACAGCATTTTTTTATTTTGCACAAAACTGATAGAAAAGCAAAAATAACTCCTTATCAATTTTGGGATTTAGCTGTTGAATTAAAAAAAAGTCATGGAATTAAAACAGCTACTATTGATAGTTGGAAAGACTTACGACATGGAAAAGATAGTAATGGGGAATCCTTTGGACGAGATGACAAGTATCTTGAGGATGTTTTAAGTTACAGAAATATGATTGCGGAGGAGTATAATTTACATTTACATACTATAATTCATCCTAGAAATGGAATTGAAAAGGACAAGAATGGTAATAGAGTTCCTCCAAAGCCAGACGACTTAAAAGGTGGTTCAGAGTGGTGGAATAATGGCAAAGTGATGATTACTATTCATAGAACACAAGGACACAAAAACGAGTTCTCATTTATAGTTACAAAAGCAAAACCTCAAAGTGTAGCCAAGCAAGGGGAAATAAAGATGTATTTAGATGTTACAAAAAGAAGAATGTATTGGGAATATCAAGGCGAAAA